GTGCTGGTTGGAACAGCAGGCACCGTAATTGCAGCAGTAGCGTCAGTCATCGTTACCATCCTGCTCAAGATGTAAGCACCCAAATTATTAATTGTTTAAATATAGGCCTAAGGGGCCTTTTTTTATGAGTGACGTTTCGAAACGTTTTGAACAGTTAATAAAGCAAACCTATAAGAAATTCCTAGATAAGGGGGTGATAATACCAACCAAAACCAAGGAAGGCATTTGGGTGGGCAATGTTCTCATCAGATCAAATGGACCACTTAAAACTCTTGTAAAAGATGGCGAAGAAGTTTATAAAGATATAAGCCTAAATGCGGTCGCTATAAAATTAGCCAATTTACTAGCTCGCAATAAATCAACAGGACAACAACAAAGGCTATATAAATTAGACATAGAATATAGTAGACACTATAATGATAGCAAATTTTTGTTAGCAGGTTATCACAGTTCTGTTAATAATGGGGACAAAATTAGGGCTGAAATTATGTGGACACGCTATGAAATAGCAAAGGAAAAAGCAGTTTACGCCAAAGAGCAGGCAGAATATTTGGCGGCATTTGAATAAATACATTTACTATACTGGGATGAACTTAAAATGAAAACAACAGACCTATTTAAATTAAAAGCAGAAAGAATAAACGAATCTATCCACAAGGCTTTTGGAAAAAAGATAGATTTAGCATCGTTTGACATTGCTAAATTAGAAGACGCTAGAAATAAGTTGCGTACACAAATTTCGCAGGTTAGAAATTCTTCATCATTTAACGAAAATTTAGAGAATGATGCCTATCATCAAGCACAATGGATGTTAGATGCTATCAACACAGAAATTTCTGAAAGAGAAGAAGCAGCAATTAATGGTCTTGAAATCACAGAAACCCCAGAAGAAACTAAAGAAGAATCAACCTCCGGAGAAGAAATGGAAACTAAAGTTACAGAAGGTGAGATCCAACAAGCAAGCGCGATCGTCACAGCAAAAACAATGGTTGACAGAATCGGTCGATTCATTGAAGAACTTTCAAGCATGGAAAACGAAACACTTCTTCAGTTAGGCGATTCTATCAGAGACGAAATTGGCCAAGCAGAATCAAAATCATTTATTGAGTCATCTGCTCCGGCGATACAACAAGCATTAGAAAATTTAAAACAAACTAGAGAAACATTATCCAACGCCGTTGGAGTATTGGCAGGCGGTGAAGCACCAGCAGACATGCTAGGATCAGAACCAGAAGAAGGCGGCGAAACTGACATGGCAGAACCAGCAGCGGCTGAAGCACCAGCAGAAGCACCAGCAGATGACTTTGCTACAGCAGAAACAGCAGCAGGTGGAATGGAAACTGCGGGAAGAGAAAAAAGAGAATCAATAAATTTTCAAGGTAAACTTTATAAGACACTAGCAGGGTAATATCATGAATGATTCGGCTAGAGATCTTCTTAGATCATATATCGACATTTTAAATGAAGCACCAGCACCAGCACCAGCACCAGCAGCACCAGCACCAGCAGGTGGACTTGCTCAAACTACCAAGATAGTTCAAAAAACTAAACAAGGTTTAAACACCATTGGTAAAGCATTGGGAGCCAAGGGTGGAGTAGGACAAGCAGCCAAGGGATTTGAAAAAATTGCACAAGGCAAGTCAGTAGGCGGAGCACAGACCGCAGCATTACAACCTTTCATTGAACCATTACAAAAAATATTAGCCAACCCACAACTTAAACAAAGATTTTTAGCCCTTGCTAAAGCCGCGGACCAAGGCATTAATAAAATAGATCCTACGGCTCAACAACCAGCAGATGAAGAACCAGCAGCGGCACAACCAGCAGGTGGTTCAACACAACCAGCAGCACAGCAAGGACAGACCCAATGAAATTATCAGAAATAAAGGGAAACGACGATCAACTAGATGAAATACTTCCTGTAATTGGCGCAGTGGGAGCAGGTCTTGCCAGAGGAGCAGCCGCAGCCGGTGGTATGCTTGCCAGAGGAGCAGCCAAGGTAGGTTCAATGGCAGCACAAGGAATAGCCAAGGGAGCAACCAAAGCGGCAGGAGCATTAGGAAAAGTAGCGGCCAAGGGAGCAGGAAATCTTGCTCAAGCAGCCTTACAGAACGATCCCGCTCAACTAGCACAGCAAAAAGCCGAAGTCGATAATCAGAAAAAAGAACTACAGCAAGCCATTCAAGACAAACAAAAAGAAATACTAGATCTACAGAAACAAATGGCGGAGTTGAACAAGGTATGAGATTCGTCGAATTCGCAACAGAACAGGTAACCGACAGATTGGTAGTCATACTTCGAAATCTTATCGGAAGAGCCAGCGCGAAAAAAACACCAGCAAAACTTAATTGGTTATCTCTTAATCAAATTTTAAAGAGCAATGATGCCAACATCGGAGCAGATTACGAAACGTTCAAATCAATGTATGACACTTCACCTGCCATACAAAATCTTGTAAAGAATTTTAACCAAGACGGAATAGAATTGAATGTTCCTGGTGCTCCAGACGCAGACAAAGAAGCACCACAAAGTGATCAAACTAGCCAAGACGCCGTTGATAAAATCGCAGCATCTGCCGCCCCACAGCAGTTATCCCAACAATAATAGCCAGACTTGACAAATCATAAAACCTGTTGTACTATATAAAGTATGACCATAGACATGACACCGCCACCATTTATTGAAAAGTTCAAATATGCCGAACTCAAACAGGTCAATGATCCGATTGCCAAAAAAAGAGTTTACGTAACACCCGATGGAGAAAAACTTCCGTCAGTTACCACAATCCTTTCTTCAACCAAGGACATGACACACATCAACGAGTGGAAAAAAAGAATAGGAGAGGATAAGGCTAAGGAAATTGTAACTGAAGCATCGGGAGTAGGAACTGCCATGCACTCCAATTTAGAAAGATTCCTTTGTGGCATGGAAAGACAGCCAGGCAATAATGTTGTTCACGTCCAGGCAAATAAAATGGCTGATGTTATTATTCAAAACGGACTCAAGGATGTTGACGAAGTTTGGGCAATGGAACAGAGTTTATACTTTCCAGGACTGTATTCAGGAACAACTGATCTTTGTGGAGTGTACAAGGGCAAGCCGGCAATAATGGATTTTAAACAGACCAATAAGCCTAAAAAAGCAGAATGGGTCGAAGATTACTATTTACAGTTGGTGGCGTATGGATTGGCGCATGATGAGGTTTATGGAACTAACATACGCAGTGGTATCATATTCATGTGTAGCAGAGACCTACAATATCAACAGTTTGAAGTAAACGAAACTACCTACGATCATTACAAGGGCGTATGGCTTGATAGAGTAGAACAATACTATAATTCACTATAAACTACGCATTTAAATATCAACACTGCAGTTTGCTTCTGATGGATAAATACTAAAAAGAATTCAGGAGAATGTTACGTGGCTGTAGTCCAAATATCAAAGATACAAATTAGAAGGGGTCAAAAAAACTCAGGAAGTGGAGTTCCACAGTTGAGTTCTGCCGAATTAGCATGGGCAGTTGACACACAGGAATTATACATTGGTAATGGTAGTGTTCAAGAAGGATCACCATTTGTAGGCAATACTAAGATTTTAACAGAACACGATAATATTCTTGAACTTGCTTCTAGTTATAGATTCGCATCAACAGACCCTTCAATCTTTAGATCAGTTTCAAGACCACTGGTAGACAAGATAGATGAAATAGAAGTTTCAGTGAGAGACTTCGGTGCGGTTGGCGATGGAAGCACGGATAACGTCCTAGCATTTGAAAATGCTTTTACACAATTATTTAGAAACGCAAACGCAAACTATAGAAAAGTTCTCGTGGTTCCAAACGGTGAGTACCTGTTTACAACTGACCTATCAATTCCTAGTAACACCATTCTACGAGGAGAAACCAAAGAGGGAGCAATTCTACGATTCAACAGCCTGAGCGCAAGATTAATTACAGCAACCGGACAAAGTGTGCTGGACTTTAGCAGCAGTAACAGACCAGAGAACATAGAAATTTCTAACATCACCATTGCTAGATCGTCTGGACAGTTTGTGATAACTGGCATGACCAATTCACAATTCAAGAATGTTAAATTTAAGGGCGAATATAGTTTAGGTGGACCAGTCTCCTCTCTTGATACAGAATCTGCTGCCGTATTTTGGGATAACAACATAACTGGTACTAGAGTTACTGATGTAACTTTTGAGGACTGTGACTTTGAAGACAACGCCATATCTATAAAAGCAGTTCAAACAATTACGACCGAATCAAAAATTAATATTAAAAATTGTAAATTCTTTATCAATCATACTTCAATGTACATTAATGGAGTAAACAATCAAGTTAACAGTTGGACCATTAATGGAAGCACTTTTGAAGAAATATACACACAGGTTTTTAGATCAAATTTTGGCCAAGGAACTAAATTTGTTGATTGTAAATTTATAAATTGTGGAAATCAAAACAATCTGGCAAGCTCACCGATAACACCAATTGTTTATTTTGGACAAAACAAGAACAACGTTGTAATTAACTGTTCGAGCAACAGGCAACAAGAAGCAGGAATAGTTTCTTCTGGTTTGGTTGACTCAGTTCCAGAAGTGTTTCAACCCGATTATGCTAGTTTGATAGATAGAAATACAACGGACATATATCTTTCAGACAGCGCAAGACCTTTGGCTGTTTTTTCGGCCTTGAATAATTTTACGAAAATAAATTATACTCTCAGACTCAGTAATCATGTAAGACTAGGTAAAATTTTAATCACAGTCGGTGATGACAAATCAAAAGTGTCAATGACCGACAACTATCAATACAGTGATACTACATCAGCCTCTCCTGGAGGGGTACTAATGGAAGGGTTTGAATTTTCGGTTTCGTTAAAGGACAATGATGCCGATAGCGGAAATGAAACAGTACTGTTGGAATACACCAACCCACTAGCAACCGGTGCTACAGGTACCATATCGTTTGATGTGTCTTATGGTTCTTAATTTGAATATCAAAGTTCTTGAATCATTCTATCTGTTGTGCTATTATTATAAAAAGGTAAGTTAACTGTAACACGAGTAAGTTGTGTTTCTTTAGCCATCTCTGGCTTCACAATTTGATGTACAGATAAATACCTGTGAGACAATTAAGAGAAGAGGCAATGACAAAAGAAATATACATCACAAAGCGTTCCGGAAATAAAGAATTACTTGATCTAGATAAAATGCACTTCGTTGTAGAAGAAGCCTGTAAGGGCCTATCTGGAGTGAGTGCTTCTCAAATTGAAATGAATGCTGATCTACAATTCTACGACGGAATGACCACTGACGAAATTCAGAATATTTTGATTCGTAGTGCTAACGATTTGATTTCGTTAGAAAATCCAAATTATCAGTACGCGGCAGCGAGATTGTTGTTGTATAGTTTACACAAGAAAGTGTATGACAGATATGAGCATATCAGTCTTATGCAGATTATTGACAAAAACATAGAAAGAGGTGTATACGATCCTGAAATCAAAAACAAGTACACTCAGACAGAATTGAAAAAGATGAACACTTGGATCAGGCACGAAAGAAATGAAGAGTTCACTTACGCGGGCCTTAGACAAATTGTTGACAAGTATCTATGCCAGGATAGAAGTAATGGTGATATTTACGAAACTCCACAATTTATGTACATGATGATAGCAGCCACTCTCTTTGCTAACTACCCAAAGGAGACACGTTTAAACTACGTGAAAAAATATTATGATGCGACTTCACTTTTTAAAATCAACATACCAACCCCGGTCATGGCTGGAGTTCGTACTCCTATTCGTCAGTTTGCCTCTTGTGTTCTTGTTGATGTTGACGACACTCTTAGTTCTATTTTTAGTAGCAACAGTGCGATCGGTTATTATATTGCTCAGAGAGCAGGTATCGGGATCAACGCAGGCAGACTGCGAGCAATCAATTCTAAAATCAGAGGTGGAGAAGTAGCACACACGGGTGTTATTCCCTTCTTAAAAGTTTATGAAGCGACGGTAAGAAGTTGTACACAGAATGGTGTGCGTGGCGGAAGCGCAACAACTCATTTCCCGTTATGGCACTATGAAATTGAAGATGTATTGGTTTTGAAAAACAATAAAGGCACAGAAGACAATCGTGTGCGTAAATTAGATTACTCAATTCAAATTAACAAATTATTTTATGAAAGATTATTGTCCGATGGTGACATAACTCTTTTCTCGCCCCACGATGTCCCTGAAGTATACAATGCTTTTTATTCTGGCAATAATGTTAAGTTCAGAGAGGCTTACGAAGCAGCAGAAAGAAAAACATCAATACGCAAGAAAAAAATTAAGGCCATGGACTTGTTTACAGCACTGTTGAAAGAACGTGCCGAAACAGGACGCATTTACATTATGAACGTTGATCACAGTAACAGTCACAGTTCATTTGTTGATCCTGTTTACATGAGCAATCTGTGCCAAGAAATTACATTACCAACAAAGCCCATACAACACATTGATGATCCTGAGGGAGAAATTGCTTTGTGTATCCTGTCAGCAATTAATGTTGGATTAATCAATCATCTCGAAGAACTTGAGAATCTTTGTGATCTAACAGTAAGAGCCCTTGAGGAAATCATTGACTATCAGGGCTATCCAGTCAAGGCAGCAGAACGTTCCACAAAGGCAAGACGCTCACTGGGAGTTGGCTACATTGGACTGGCACACTATCTTGCCAAGAACAAGGTCAAATACAGCGACAAGGAAGCATGGAAGTTGGTACACGAACTTTCAGAAGCATTCCAATATTATCTATTGGTAGCAAGTAATGAACTTGCCAAAGAGCGCGGTGCTTGTGAGTATTATAATAGAACAAAATATCACGAAGGTATACTCCCCATCGACACATACAAGAAAGATGTCGACGAAGTAATTAAGGCGAAGTTACAGTACGATTGGGAATCCCTAAGAAAGGACATTAAAGAACACGGTCTGCGCCACTCAACATTGTCCGCACAGATGCCTTCGGAGAGCAGTTCCGTTGTGTCGAACGCAACAAATGGAATCGAACCACCTAGAGCATTCCTATCCATTAAGAAAAGCAAGAAGGGTCCTCTTAAACAGGTCGTTCCTCAATACGGACAATTGAAAAATTTTTATACACTGCTTTGGGATCAAACCAGCAATGAAGGATACATCAACATAGTTGCTGCCATGCAAAAATTCTTTGATCAATCCATTTCTGGTAATTGGTCATACAATCCGAAGCACTATGAAAACAATGAAGTTCCAATGAGTGTAATGATGAAAGATCTCTTGACTACCTACAAAATGGGTTGGAAGACTTCTTACTATCAAAACACTTATGACTTTAAAGGTGAGGAAGAAAATCTTCAACCTGCTGGTTTGGAGGAAACCATAGTTGACAAAGAACTAAACGGTGTTACAATACAAAAACACGTAAATGGGTACATGAATGGTCACTCTCAGATGGGAGTAGCCAATTCTGAACCAGGTGATGAAGCAGAATGCGAAGCCTGCAACATTTAAGGGTTTATGACAAAGAAAAGAGAGCAGAAGAAATTGGCCAAGACAGTATTCAACAAGAAAAAAGTGGACTTCACAAAGCAATATATGTTCTTTGGAGAAGACCAAAACACACAGCGTTATGATGTGTTCCGCTATCCAGAATATGACAAGCTCAACCAAACCATGTTGGGATATTTCTGGCGTCCAGAAGAAGTTTCACTTCAAAAGGATAGGGGAGATTATGCGGACTTTCGTGAAGAACAGAAACACATCTTTACATCCAATCTAAAGTATCAAACACTGCTGGATTCAGTTCAGGGACGTGGACCTTGCTTGGCATTCCTGCCATACTGTTCAAATCCGGAACTGGAAAGTTGTATCGTTTGTTGGGACTTCCAGGAAACTATTCACAGTCGTTCGTATACTCACATCGTAAAGAATGTGTATCCGGATCCAAGTGAAGTGTTTGACACCATCCTTGACGACAAGGAAATTATTGCCAGAGCAGAAAGTGTAACTAAGGAATATGATGCCTTTTATAATATTGCCAATGAGTATTTTAACAAAGGCAAAGGCAATGTATACGAAGTAAAGAAAGCATTGTATAAAGCGATGATGACCGTAAACATTCTTGAAGGTTTGCGTTTCTATGTTTCATTTGCCTGTACTTTTGCGTTTGGTGAATTGAAACTGATGGAAGGATCAGCAAAGATCATTTCGTTAATTGCTCGTGACGAAGCAACACACCTAAACTTATCAACACACATTCTAAAGCATTGGGCAAAGGGAGATGATGATCCCGATTTTGTTAAGATTGCCAAGGAGTGTGAGGAAGAAGTTTACGACATGTGGAAGAAATGCGTTGACGAGGAAAAGCGTTGGGCAGATTATCTGTTTACCAAGGGTTCACTGGTTGGACTGAATGCTAATCTACTTCATGCTTATGTGGAATTTATTGCCAACAAGAGATTAAAAGCATTAGGACTCAAAACCATTTATGATAGACCAGTTTCACAAAATCCGTTACCTTGGACTGAACACTGGCTTTCAAGTTCTGGGCTACAGGTAGCACCGCAGGAAACAGAAGTTGAAAGTTATATCGTTGGTGGAGTCAAGCAGGACGTTGAAAAAGATACCTTTAAAGGATTTACTCTCTAGTTAGATAAGTAAGTTTATGTTTAAGACACAATACAAAAGACATTCACCATACGAGTCCTGGATAACCATGGGATCGTACGGAAGTGAAAATCAAGCGATTTCTGCTGCTTTACAAAAAAAGCGAGCAGGCGCTATGATGGTCAGGGTTATTGACAAGAAAGGTTCAACAGTTTATTCAGGATAAACTATATGATTAACGGTGTGAGATATTATCTTTTACTTCTTATAGATTGGAAGATATCTCTACTACAAAGATTTAAAAAAATAATATCTGGAGAATCTAAATACGAAATTTCAGATAGCGAGTGGTTAGAAAAACACAAGAAATGGAAGGAAAGAAATGATTGAAATTTACGGAAAACCAATGTGCCCATTTTGCGAAAGGGCAAAACAACTTTGCGAACACCGCGATTTTAAATACACCTACAAGTCACTAGGCACTGACTACACGAAGGAAGAATTACTAGAAATGTTTCCTGGAGCAAGAACTGTTCCACAAATTATCGTCAATGGACAGAAGGTTGGTGGGTATGATGGGTTCCAAAAATATTTGGAAGAAACTAATTACAACGGAACAGGACACTCACTATAATGCTAATTGAAAAACCATACGCAATTAACGATGTCGTTTCCATAAAACTTTCCAGCGGTGAAGAAGTAATTGGTAAATTGCTTGAAGAAACACCGGAAACCGTCACACTTTCAAAACCATTAATGCTCGCACAAACGGCCAAGGGAATGGGCCTCGCTCCATATATGTTTACCGTTGATCCTGAAAAAGCACAGTTAAAATTCAACGAAAAGAATATTATCACCGTTACCAAAACTATGGAAACAATGGCTAAACAATATATACAAAGTACAACAGGACTAATAACATAATGCCTTTAGTAGCAAGAGGCAATGGAGTTGATGTTGTAAACACAGGGCATCCTGTGTGCGTTGCTCCTGGACAAATTGCTACACTATCAGGCAGTTCGAACGTGTTCGTCCATAACGAACCGATACACAGAAAGACTGACACAAATACTCCACATACACATTGTCCACCAGTTTACAGCACAAACATAGTAACACACTCACCCAATGTGTTCGCTAACAGTTTGGAAGTGGCTAGATTGGGCGACACTTATAGTTGTTCAGCATTTGTTGAAGTGGTCACACAACCGGACGTTTTTGCCAATTCCTAAATTTAACCAGATTCTGCCGGATAACTA